GGGCAACATTACAGTCTTACTGCAACAGAACGTCAATGTAACGGGCGTGCAGGGCACCACAGCGTTAGGTGAGACCGAAGAAACAGGCTCTGCCGTAGTTAACGCCATTGGCGTGCAGGCCACGGGTGAAGTAGGAACGGTATTGGTCTGGAGCCAAATAATTCCGGGCGGTGACCCTAACTGGACTGACATAGTCCCTATCACTCAAACACCTAATTGGACGGAAATAGCAGCATGAAGATAACAAACGAAGCAGAACAACTGGGCGATGCGATAGATCCCAAGCATGAAATTGAAGTGTTATGCGCACATTGCGGATACGACCTTAATGAGGCCGAAATGGCCGCAGACACTTGCTCAGATTGCGGGCAAGCCCTAAACTTACGTCAGAATACAAAGATTTACGCGACAAGCATCCCCGCCGCTGGCGGCAGCACGTTAGTGTAAATACTGGAGAAACCAAATGGCTACTTATGTAAACAACCTCCGGCTCAAAGAAATCACCACGGGTGATGAGGACGGTACTTGGGGCACCAGTACTAACACTAACCTTGAGCTGATTACCGACGGTTTTAGCTACGGCACGAAGCAAATGTCTGCGGATGCTAATCAAACTTTCACTATGCCTGACGCTACGGCAGACGCGACTCGCTCGTTATATCTTAAAATAACCTCGGCGGGTTCTCTCACAGCGACTCGTGAGGTCACACTTGGACCAAACACGGTGTCTAAGACGTGGATTATTGAAAACGCTACTACGGGCAGTCAGATCATCACGATCAAGCAAGGCTCAGGAGCTACGGTTAATATACCCAACGGCTCTAAGGTTATGGTCGTCACAGACGGTGCGGGTTCAGGAGCTGCGGTATTTAATGCTAACCCTACTGAAACAGGCGGATCGGTTACTAGCGTAGGCGGTACGGGCACGGTTAACGGGATTAGCCTATCGGGTACGGTGACAAGCTCAGGCAACCTGACGCTCGGTGGCGCTTTATCCGGGGTCAACTTAACCTCTCAGGTCACCGGAACCCTCCCTGTCGCTAACGGCGGTACTAACGGAACTACGGCGGCTACGGCTAGAGCAAGTCTTTCAGCCAATGCTTTGCCAATTCTTAAAAGTGGAAACTATACCGCAGCGGTTGGAGAGTTTGTTACTGCTACAGCCGGAAGTATTACCATCACCCTACCTGCCTCACCAAGCGCAGGTGACACGGTAACTATTAAAGACGGCACAGGCGCAGCGGCTACTACTACTTTTACCGTAGCGCGTAACGGCTCTAAGATAGCAAGCTCTGCTACTGACTTGGTTTTTGATAAGAACTTTGCAGAAATCACCATGTCCTACATCAATGCCACTATTGGTTGGAGTGTATAAATGAGCAACTTGTCGGAACTGCTGCCGACAGGCGGCGGACAAAACGCTGTAGACTTTGTTGCGGCAGAGAATATATCTGCGGGGCAAGCTGTTGCCTTAAAAACGGATGGTCAAATTGAAACGATTGATTCTGGAAATGTGGGTAATGTTATAGGGTTAGCCGCAGAAGCTATCACTTCGGGTAATACAGGCTCAGTAAATTTGTTTGGTGGGATTAACGAAGCGCAGACAGGTCTGACCGTAGATTCTGATTACTACGTTGACAACACTGGTACAATTAGCACGTCTTTTCCCTCTATCGGGCGAAAACTAGGAAAGGCGATTTCTGCAACAACTATAAACCTATTAGACTACCCCTCAGTTTCTTATATTTCGGGTCAACAAGCTTATACAAGCGCCGGAACATTTACTTGGGTTGCTCCTGCGGGTGTGACTAGCGTATCGGTTGTTGCTGTTGGCGGCGGTGCTGGCGGGGATAACCAAGGCGGTGCTGGCGGCGGTGGCGCTGCTTTGGGATGGAAAAATAACATAACCGTTGTACCCGGAACTAGTTATACCGTTGTTGTAGGGAATAAAGGCAGCAACTCTTCCCCTTATAACGGGAATGAAAGTTATTTTATTGATGCAACAACCGTTCAAGCACAGGGCGGTAAACGCTCTGGAGACGCCACTTTTGTGGGGGACGGTGGGGGTTTAGGTAAAACAGCAGGGGGTTCTGGTGGCGGTGCTGCTGGGTATTCGGGTGACGGTAGTTCTGGCACGGGTGGCTCTGGCGGTAAAGGTACCGTAAGCGGACTTACCGGCGGCGGTGCTGGTGGCGGTGGAGTTGGAATTTTAGGTGAAGGTTCGTCTGGTGCCAACGGAGGTAGTAACGCTTCTTATGGGGCTTTTATGTCCGGAGGTGGCGGCGGTTCTGGTGGCAGTGGCGGGGGGTCCACCACCAACAGCACTTTTAACGGCAGCAGCTATTCGGCCATGAACGGCGGAGCGGGAGGTAGTTACGGCGGAGGGTCAGGTTGCGCCTTTAGCGGTGGCTCTGTAGGAAGTGCCAAGGCAGGAGCCGTGAGAATTATTTGGGGGCCAAATAGAGCTTTCCCAAGCACTAATACGGGAGACGTATAGTGAAATTTTATATTCGCATAGAAAATGGCCAGCCGGTTAATCACCCAATTGCAGAAACTAATTTAATTAGCGTTGTACAGGGGATAGATGTAGATAGCTTACCTTCTGACTACGCTAGTTTTACTAGAGTAGAGATGCCCGAGCTTGGGCCTTACGAGGTTTGCACCAATATTTATCAATGGGACGGAGACATAGTTACCGATGCACTCACTACCCGCGAAATGACTACCGAAGAAAAAACGGCCAAGCAAGACGCGGTAAAAGCAGATTGGGCGGCTACTGGCTACGCTTCTTGGGTTCTTAACGAAGATGACTGTACTTTTTACCCCCCAACACCGCGCCCTTTAGACGGAATTGCTCGTGAATGGGACGAAGAAACAATTTCATGGGTGGAGGTAGCGACTAATGAGTAATCTAAGCGAGCTACTACCCGCAGGTGGTGGTGGAAAGAACGTAGACTTCGTGGCTAGTGGCACTCTGAGTTCTGGACAGCCTGTTATTTTAAAAACTAACGGGCAGGTTGAAGCTGTAGGCAATGCCGCTCCTACATTAGGGTCAGCTTCTGCGGCAATAGTAAATTTACCAACACGAGTTGCCTCAACCTACGACACTGCGAACGATAAAGTAGTTGTTTTTTATCTGGATGGAGGTGTTGGTAAAGCTGCGGTAGGCACAATTTCAGGAACAACTATTACTTTTGGGACTGGAGTAAACTTTAACTCAACCAACCAAGCCGATTATATGGGGGCTTCTTTTGACGTTAACGCAGGGAAAGTTTTAGTAGTTTATAAAAACGGTTCTAACAGCAGTTATCCAACGGCAAGCGTTGGCACAGTATCAGGTACATCTATTTCTTTTGGTTCAGCCACGGTTATCACTTCTACCGCTACCGGACGCGGCGCGCAATGTTGTTACGACTCCACGAGTCAAAAAAATGTAATAACCTATAGAGAGGCGGGTGGAAGCTATAACAGCAAAGCGATTGTAGGCACTATTAGCGGAACGAGTATTTCTTTTGGTTCTCTTGTTACAGTAGAGGCAGGCCCAAATTATGAAGACACTTGGTGCGTGTATGACCCAGACCAAAATAAAACTGTAGTAATAGTAACTAACAATAACAACAATGATACAACGTGTTACGTTGGCACAGTGTCGGGTACATCTATTTCTTTTGGTTCAGGGGTGCAATTGCAGTCTTTTCCTGCTACTTATGTCGGTGCTACTTACGACACTACCGCTAATAAAACAGTTTTTTGTTATGCAAAATCAGGCGCAGCAGGGGCAAAGGTTGGAACAATAAGCGGAACAAGTATTAGTTTTGGAGCTGAAACAACTTTTAACTCTAGCGGGACAAAACATATTAGCGCCTCTTATATGCCCTCTACCGATACAACGGTAGTAGCTTATGTTGATGATGGTAATTCTGAGACAGCAACTTATAAAATAGGTACGGTGTCAGGTACAGGAATTTCTTTTGGTTCTGCGGCTACTTACAACACAACTAATAATCAGGCTATTACAACTGTCTCAGCGCCTGATTTTAACGCCGTTATGATGACCTCAAGAACATTTGTATCGCCTTACCCCTTGGTAGCTAATATCTATTCGGCGGCTTCAAATTACACCTCCTTCATAGGTATAACAGACGCTGCCATCTCCGACACTGCAACTGGCTCGGTGACAATCAAAGGCGGCATCTCTACCAACGTCTCAAGTCTCACACCTAACGCGACCTACTACGTGCAAGCCAACGGCACACTGGCTACCACGACCTCTAGCGTACTAGCAGGCAAAGCCCTGTCCTCCACCAGCATTAACTTGGATTACACAACATGAGCAATTTGAGCGAGTTACTACCTGCCGGAGCAGGGGCAAAAAGTGCAGAGTTCGTAGCGTCTGGGGCTTTGGGTAATGGGGTTACTGTTGCGTTGAAGGCTGATGGGACTGTGGAGGCTGTTGCTGAGGCTGCTGCAAGCACAGGCACAAGCGTTGTTTTTGAAGCGGCAAGTGTGAATTACTTAGCGTCTGCTTATGATTCTAACAGCAATAAAGTTGTAGTGGCGTACGAAGACGGAGGGAACTCTAATAAAGGAACAGCAGTAGTTGGCACTGTAAGCGGAACAAGCATTAGCTTTGGAACTCCGGTTGTTTACGAAACTGGCACTGTTTTTTCGCAAACAATGGTTTTTGATTTATCTGCAAATAAAATTGTAATATCGTATGCAGATACTGGAAACAGTTTTTATGGAACAGCAGTAGTTGGCACTGTAAGCGGTACAAACATTAGTTTTGGAAGCACTGTTGTTTTTCAAAGTGCTCTTACTTTTGACCACGGAGCGGCTTACGATTCAACTGCAAACAAAACAGTTATTGCCTATAGAAACAGAGCTGATAGCGATTATGGCTACGCAATAGTTGGAACAGTAAGCGGAACAAGCATAAGTTTTGGCACTACTACTCGTTTTGTAGCTGCTGTTACTACTAATCTATCAGCCACATACGACTCAACCAACAGCAAAGTAGTTATTGCTTATAGCGACAACTCAAACTCTTCTTATGGCACAGCAGTAGTCGGCACTGTGTCAGGCACTTCTATGACGTTCGGAACTCCTGTTGTTTTTGAGGCAGCAACTGTTTCTAAGACCTCTTCTGTATATGACACTGCTAATGCTAGCGTTGTAATTAGCTATAGAGACGACGGTAATTCTTCCTATGGGACATCGGTAGTAGGAGCAGTTAGTGGGACAGCTATTAGTTTTGGGACTCCTGTTGTATGGTACAGCTCGGCGGCCACAGATCCTGCTTCTTCGTATGACGTGAGTTCAGGACAGGTAGTTGTTTCTTTCCACGATAATTCCGCAGCTAACTTTCAAGCGGTAAGCGGGACTGTTTCAGGAGATTCTATTTCTTTTGGGTCTTCGGTAGTTCTTGCGTCCATATCTGCCTACCCTATTACGTCTACTTACGATGAAGATAGTCAGAAAATAATTTTGTCGTATAGAAACGTATCAAGCTCAAGCTATGGAACTTCATTAACGTTTAAAGACGCCTCAACAAACTCCGCCGACTTCATAGGCATAACTAACGCGGCTATCTCGGATACAGCCACGGGCGCAGTGATTGTGCAGGGTGGGGTTAGTGATAAAGTATCTAGCCTCACAACAGGCTCAGACTATTACGTCCAAGATGACGGCACACTCTCAACAACAGTTTCCTCTGTCCCTGCGGGCAGGGCATTATCAGCAACCTCAATCCTATTGGAAGGATAATCATGAAAACTATAGTATGTGAAATGAACTGCTCTAAGTACCTTTTTGAGGACGACAAGCAGCTAAACATCACAGCAGACCACATCGAAGTGGGTGACCCTGCTAACTTGGACTTCATCATTGGCGACATGAACTCTGGTAACTCTACTCTTATCGAAGGCGTTACTGAGCCAGAAGATTGGTACGGCTGCAAGTACAATCACGTCAACGGTGCTTGGGAGTTATGCCCTGATTGGGTTGATCCGCGCATTGAGCGAGAAGAAGACGCCGCATAATTGCAGTAGTGGAGTACCGTTATGAACGACCTAGAGATAGAAGCAATGATTCAACGCGCTGCGGAAGCGGGGGCTAAAAAAGCCTTACGTGACGTGGGTTTACACGACGACGGCGCAATGCACGATGTGCATGAGATACGGTCATTGCTTGACTCTTGGCGGTCAGTTAAACGTACAGCGAGCAAGACAGCAGTACAGATAATAACTTCCATGCTTTTGGGCTTTATTATTGCCGGTACGGCTGCCGGGTCTTACTTTGACTTCTGGGGAAAACCCTAGTGAGTCACTTCACTACGCCACTAGTGGCGCAAGCGGTCGATGGGGGTTGGGAACTGCACGCTCCTCTTATATACCACAGCGACATTCTTGGGCGTGCCGTTACTGTGCCTGCTGGGTATAAGACTGATCTGGCAAGCGTACCCAGAATATTCCGGTGGGTAGTCCCTGTAGCCAATGCTAAGAATCGCAAAGCTGCTGTAGTCCACGACTATTTATGCACGCACGGCGACGGTATTTGCCGCAATCAGAAACAGGCTGATAAGGTGTTTCGTGAGGCTATGAGTGTGTTAGGGCTTGGCAGATTTAGGTCTGGGGCGCTTTATTACCCAGTACGCATGTTTCAATCTATTAAAGGATGGTTCTCATGAGGGTACTTTTACTACTACTTTTACCCCTATCTGCTTGTACGCAGTTAAATAGCCTAGAAATTACCCCTGAAGATAACGCTATGGCGTGTCTAAAAGGTAGCACTAATGCTGCCGGTGGGTTACTAGGTGCAAACGTCGCGGGTATTACCGTAGAACTGCCCTCTTCTGTGGATACCTCCAACTGGACTGCACAAGACTGGAAAGAGCTAGCCGAGCTTTGCGACTAGTGACCGAAAAACTACTTGAAATGCTAAAGCGTCATGAGGGCGTAGAAAGCCACGTCTACCGTTGTTCTGCTGGATACGAAACTATAGGCGTAGGCAGGAATATTTCTAAGTCCGGTTTAGGTCTGTCAGACGATGAAGTCGATTACCTGCTAGAGAACGACATAGTACGCGTTATTAAGGAACTTTCTTCGGAATATCCGTGGTTTAAGAACCTTGATGACGTACGAAAAGATGCTATTATAGACATCGGATTTAACCTTGGTGCCACTCGACTTCGTGGTTTCAGGCGCGCATTAGCTGCTATGGACGCAGCAGACTACAAAACCGCATCTTTAGAATTTTTAGATTCCAAGTGGAGTCGGGATGTTAAGGGACGCTCAACCGAACTCGCGTACATGATCGAGATGGGTGAGTACCTATAATGAGGTTAGGAAATGCCGCTACAGAAACTACAGTTCAAGCCCGGAGTTGACCGCGAGAATACCCGCTACGCTGCCGAAGGCGGTTGGTATGAGACCAACAAAGTGCGTTTCAGACGGGGTATGCCTCAGAAGATCGGCGGTTGGGTTCGTTTGTCTTCGGAAACTTTTCTTGGCATCTGCCGCTCTATGCTCAACTGGGTCACCCTCCAAGGGCAGAACCTCGTCTCGGTTGGCACTAACCTCAAGTACTACATCGAGCGTGGTGGTGAGTACTTTGACGTTACCCCCATCCGTGCTACGGCTACTCTGACTAATCCGTTTACCACTACTTCAGGCTCTGCAACGGTTCTTGTTGCTGATGTTGCCCACGGTGCGCTTCAAGGTGACTTTGTTACGTTTAGCGGCGCTACTGCGGTTGGTGGGCTTACCCTAAATGGTGAGTTTCAGATTAGCCGGATTAACGCAGACTCCTACAACATAACTGCTGCTACTAACGCATCGTCTAGCGCCACGGGTGGCGGTACTGTTACTGCGACTTACCAGATAAATACAGGCAACGAGATTGCAGTGCCTTTTACTGGGTGGAGTGCAGGTACTTGGGGGGCGAATACATGGGGTAACAGCGGTTCTACACTTGCTCCTATGCGGCTTTGGAGTCAGGCTAACTTTGGTGAGGACTTGTTCTTTACCTACCGTGGCGGTGAGCTTTTCTACTGGGATGCAAGTAACGACTTAACTACTCGCGCTGTGTATGTGACCTCACTTAGCGGGGCGTCAGACGTTCCTGTCATAGTTAACAAGGCATTCGTGTCGGACATCTTCCGGTTTGCGTTCTGCTTTGGTGCGAACGATCTGGGTACTAGCGTGCTTGACCCTATGCTTATCCGTTGGTCCGATCAAGAAGACGTGGCTAACTGGACTCCCGCTGCCACTAACCAAGCCGGTAGCCTACGATTGTCACGCGGTAGTGAGATCGTTACTGCCATCCAAGCACGTCAGGAAGTACTAATTTGGACTGACACGGCCCTGTACGGCTTGCAGTATCTAGGTGCTCCAGAGGTGTGGGGTGCGCAATTACTAGGCGACAACATTACGATAGCAAGCACTAACGCTGCGGTGTATTCCGGCAACGTAGCGTATTGGATGGGCACGGATAAGTTCTACAGCTACGACGGTACGGTTAAGACCCTGCCTTGTTCGGTTAGAAGCTATGTGTTTAACGACTTCAATTCCTCTCAGTACGCCCAAGTTGTTGCAGGTACTAACGAAAGGTTCGATGAGATTTGGTGGTTCTATTGCTCTGCTGAGTCTACTCAGAATGACCGCTACGTGGTGTATAACTACCTGCAAAATATTTGGTACTACGGCACGCTTTCACGCAGTGCTTGGATAGACGCTGACCTACGGGAAAATCCTATGGCGGCTACCTACAGCAACAACTTAGTCAACCACGAAGTGGGTTATGACTGCCAAGAAGGTGTTACCCCCAACCCGATTACAGCTACGCTAGTGTCCTCTGAGTTTGACTTGGACGACGGCGATAAGTTTATGTTTATTAACCGTATGTTACCTGACGTAACGTTTGAGGGTTCTACGGTTGATAGCCCCGCCG